GTAATTGGAAAAATATCATGAATACTCTTAAAATTATAGGTGGAGTTCCCAAAGATGCAGATAGTGAAGATGGTCCTCCTGAAGTTTCAGCAGCTGACGTTCAACAGGCAAAAGAAAGGGGCACTGTTTCAGAAATGTATAATAGGATAAAAAGAAACTAATTGGCTACACAGGAAGTACAACAGGCTGAGAAGCTTCAAGAGATATTAAACAACAGATACCTGTCTGTTACTATAGATGACTTTATAAATCAGCCACAGGTTGTTGAGAAGCTTGAGCAGGATCTAGAAAAATCCTATCAGGCTATCTCACGCTTAGAAAGTAAGTACGGAGATAATGATGCGGATTACAAAATCATATCGGACTTGATGAATAAAGTCCTAAAAATGCAAAACCAACTGTCGGACTTTAAGGACTCAGTGAAAAAAGACTAATCATGCTATCATATAAAGAGCAAATATTTCTTCAGATCATAGAGAATTTTTCTCTCAATGAATCTTTTTCTTTTAAGAATAATGCACTTGATTTATTATTAGAGGCTCCTATAGATGATACTACTGTACAAAATATTATAGATAATAAAAAGAGAGTTAGCTTATACTATCAAGGTGATTCTAAGAATCCTAAAGGTTGGATGTCTTCTGAAGTTATTAAAACAGCTAGTAAGAACGGAAAAAATTATATTCTTGTTTATCACTTTCCAAAAGACGGATCTAAGCCTGAACTAAAATACATAGAACAGGAAAAAGTAGTTAACTGGAATGTTCTAGGTAAAAAGGATGCTGAGAAAGCTAAGGAATATAATGCAAAAGTTTTTAAGTTTTTTGTGGACCCTAAAATACCTTCTGAAAAGAAAGATGAGTACAAGGAAAAACTTAAAAAAGTAGGATCTGGTGCTTGGTCTAAAGTAAAAAAAGCTATCTTATATAGTACTTTGATTGGCAGTATGTTCGCAGGAGTAGGAGGTGCTAAGGTTAATCAAATGGTACAAAGAGATATACACGCTAAAGGATTTTACGAATTTCTTACTTTAAGATCTAAAACCTTCACTGAAAATGAAATGAGTAAAGGTGATATGGATGCTTTAAGGCAAATGATAGAGTTTGGTATGAAAAATAGAAAAGCGTTTACAAGAGAAAATAATTCTTTTGATTTTATTTCCATTTCAAATGCAATGAATAAAAAACAAGGTGAAAAAGACCAAGTGGATTTCTCTAATAAAAAAGATTTTGGAGGAGGTCACATAGGAGCTAAGAGTCCTTATACAAAAGTAGCTCTCCTTTTAGGAAATGCCCAAGTTAACAAAACAGAAGATGGGTATGTTGTAAAAGATATATACGATTTTAATCAATATAGAGAAAATCCTGAAGCTTACAGTTTAGCTAATTTTCCAAAAAAATCTAAGGAGATATTTAAGTACTTCGGAGACGGTAATGAGATTAAGGGATTTGAAGAAATGGGAAACTACTACCATGCACTAGGATACGATGGATATAAAGTACAGATAAACGTACCTAAATAGAAAAAGCCTAGGAAACCCTAGGCCTTTTTATTTTTTCTTTGATGGAATGACCAAAGCCGCTACTAATATAGCTCCCATCAAAGAGAATATTATGATTCCGGCTGTATCCATAATTAGATTATCTAACGGCCTTGTCCTCTATATGCTTTTGGACGTGGCGTATGTTTGTTAAATGATTTTGCGTGTAAGCCTTTCTTTCTTTTTCCGAAAGTGATCTTTGCTGCTTCTTTACCTACTGAACCTTTTGACTTTGCTGCCATGACTTTGTTTTAATATAAATATTTTAATTTTTGTGTATTTATATAAAAAGAGTATGTCTTTAGAAAATAAAATAAGCGGTCTAAAGTACCCGAATAATTCAAATTCTAGAAGCGGTAAAAATGTTTCTAAAATGGGTACTATTTTTAAAAAACCTTCTAATATTTCTGATTTAGATAGGGCTGCTATAACTGTTGACGGTAGATCAAAAAGCAAAATAAACAAAACTATCCCTGTTGAGGATCTACCTCAAAAAGAAGAAATTGTTCTAGTACATGAAGAGCCTGTTCCTGTAATAGTTGAAAAAGTAGAAATTACAGAGTCTATAGCCAAAAATATTCAACTAAATAGCTCCGGAAGTTCTAGATCAGGCAGTAAATTCTAGGAAATAATCTATCTCTTTTAGTAGATTTTCTAACACTTCTACGTCCACTTTATACTCTGGATTGAAGACTTCTATTGAGTTTTTTATCTCATTTTGATATCCTTCTACTAGAATTTTATGTATTTTCTGTGAATCTTCACAACAAATATCTACATAAACGCAGTCTAATAGGTCATATGTGAATGATTTTAATTCTAAAAAATCTGAATTATCTACTATTTTATTGATATTTTGTTTAAAATTTTCTACTGTATATTCCATATTTTTAAGAATTTTTTAAGTATTCTGTCTCCTCTTTTACTATAAAATCTCTATATCTGTAATAAAATTTATCTAAAAGTATGTCTTTTAGCAAATTTAATGAATTTTCTCTGTGTAAAAATGGTGCATTTTTTGAAACAACGGGCATTTCGTCTATATTTGGTATCTCAATTAGGCCTGCATATTTAGGAATTTCTATAGTATTTAACAACCCTTTTGGAGCTGCATAGAAGAATTTATTGGGTTTTTTTATATTACTTTGAGCTTCTGATGACTCTAAAAGCATATGTTTTTGTGTTTTATTAAAATCATCTTTAAAATCTCCTCTAGTCACTTTAATTTCTACCTCATATACATATCCACTTTCAGTAACAGAAAAGAAATCGCTCTCCCAATCGAAAATGTAAGCGTTGTTAATCAAGTACTTATGATTAATAAATAACATTCTCAGAGCTCTAACTATATCTTTAGATGTAATTTGGGTATCTGATTTTGCTATATTTTTAGCTGACTTTTTCTTTTTATAAGAAGGTTTTTTAATTCCTGTGTTTTCTAATTTAGAAAAATCTATTAACATGTGGATAATTTTTGTAAAAATAATTTGGTTTGTATTATAAATCAAATTAAATTTGTAATGGCTTCCATTATATAAATACCCCGTACACGGGGCTAGCACTGTCGCGGTACCCGCGCTAACTAATATCTAACTAAATATATTTATATACTTATATACTAATATACTATATTTATATAGTATACTAATAACTAAATTAATAATAATATGGTAAATAAAGCAAATGCTCTTAATAAAATAGATCAAATAAAAAATTATTTGTCTAACGTGAAGTCTAGTGCATATAGATGTGATCATGATCAGCTGGAGAATCAATTTGAGACTCTTTACGACATGATAGAAAAACTTGAGGATGTTATATCAAGTGAGGCAGAAGAGTTCTTAAATAGGCCTTATTCTGGCCTCTAATTTAAAATAAAAGGTTATGACACTAACAGCAGATCAATTGCAAGAAAATTACGAAGTTCTAGTTAAAGTTATCGAAACTAAGATAACAGGAGAAAGAAAAGACAAATTACTTCAGTTACATGAAGATTGGGCAGCTAGAATAGCTGTTGCTCCTGCTTCAATGAAAACTAATTACCATAATGCTTTTGCAGGAGGGTATGTGCTACATGTTCTTAATGTAGTTAAGGCAACAGGTCTTGTATCTGATTCTTGGAAGAAGATGGGAGTTAATTTAGATTTTACTCAAGAGGAGATGTATTTTTCTGCTATCTGCCATGATTTAGGAAAAATTGGAACAGAAGAAGAGGATTATTATGTTCCTTGTGGAGAAGCGTGGATGTTAAAGAAAGGGCAGATGTACGTGATGAATCCAAGACTTCAATACATGAAAGTTGCCGAAAGGTCTCTACTGAATTTACAAAGAAGAGGTATTGTAATCAGTGAGAAAGAGTACTTAGCTATTAAGCTTCATGATGGTCTTTATGAAGACTCTAATAAAGCCTACTTTATATCATATAGCGAAGAGTATGCCTTGAAAACATATCTACCGCATGTCCTACATCAGGCTGATATGATAGCTGCAAAATCAGAAGAAAAAAAATAACTTATGTGGTACGTACTATCGTTTCTCATTTTGCTTTTGTTAATGGCTGGGTATGTTATTTATAACTTGCTTAAAAAAGTAGAACAATACGAAGAAGATATTCAGAACAAAGATGAGTTTTTGAAAAGCGTAAAAAGCTTATCCGATCAATCTTACAAAAAGTTAAAAGAGCTTGACTCTTTAGAGGCTTTTGAGTCTGATGATGAAACTGGACATTTTTTTAGTAATTTAAAAAATATAATTGTTACCTTAGATGCTTATTTCAAAAACTATACTAAATAAAATAAAGGTTATGTTATTTAATAACAAAATAACATTCTTTGATGCCGAGGAAAAAGATCCAGAAGGAAGCGGTCTATCTAGACCCAGAAATTTATACCAAGTCAGGTAAATTAAGAAAAAGGAAACAAAAAAAGTCAAGAGAGTATTTTACTAAAGACACAGAGGATGCCATAGTAGCCTACTTAAAATCAGAAGATCAGGAAGAAAGAAATAGGCTATTCAATCAAAAAATAGACTACAGCTTTCATAAGCTAGCAGAGTTTATAATCCACACCTTCAAGTTTTACTACACGGAAATGACCAATGTAGAAGATCTAAAACACGAGGTTGTGGCTTTTTTATTGGACAAACTACACCACTACAATCCAGAAAAAGGCAAAGCATTTTCCTACTTTGGCACAATAGCCAAAAGGTATTTGATTGTTTATAACGAAAACAACTATAAGCAAATGAAGATAAGAGGGGGTATGGAAGAGGTAGATGAAGATAAGAAAGTGTACACTGAGCTAATAAGAGAGAATGATAATGTAGACTTGTCTACCTTTATAGACTCCTATGTTAAATATATTGACGAGAATATAGATAATCTCTTTTCTTTAGAGATTGACAAGTCAATTGCATACGCAGTCCTACAAATCTTTAGAAGAAGGGAAAATTTGGAAGTCTTTAATAAACAACACTTTTACCTGTACGTAAGGGAGATAACGGGACAGAATACAGCTAATGTTACAAAAGTTATAAAAATTTTAAAGTCCGAATATAAAAAGCAGCTTACAGTTTTATACCTAGAAGGAGAACTGGAAACTGACGAAAATTATATTTATTAAAAAGGATAAATATGTCTGATTTCGATCAAGTAGTGTTTGGGAAGAAAAAATTTTCAGATCTTCTTAAAGAGGTCTATGATCGTTCTACCAACAAGGAAAGGCAAATAACCGACATGATAGAACAACTCAGGGAGTTAATTCAGAATACCGGGGATGCCGTAATGATGGTACCTCTAATAGCCAGTTATATGGATTTGAATCTAAAAAACGATGACGTTCTCATAAAAATGCTTGCTATAGTCCAAAAGGCTATGGTAAGAGGGAAAGAAACTGGAGATTATATTCTACCTGATAGTGAGAAAGAAGAATTATTGAGATTGGCCCAGGAAACTGTTGCCGAGAAAAAAGCTATAACAAATCAAAATATGCCATCCGCTTAATGTCAAGTCCAAACGTAATATCATTTTCTTTACTAAAATCATTAGGTGAAACATTAAATTATACTAGTGTTAGGTCTAATTTTGATTTAATAATGGCTAGGGTAAGCTATGTTCTTCTTGATGATAGCAACAAGGAAAGGTTTACTAGTTTAGGTGGATGGAAGGCAATAGGTACTATAGAATGTAGACCGTTTGTCAATTTTAATAATCCAGAATCTGATCCCGTAATAGCAAGGCCTTTAAGCAGTAATATAACTAGATACCCTTTAGTAAACGAAATAGTAGTTCTAAAAGTATACGTAAGCAAAGAAGCTCAAAACAACTTTGATAACTATAAACCAGAAGTTTATTATACTGACATTATATCTTTATTTAATGCTCCCGAAGAAAATGCAGCTCCTGACGAATCATACTTAAAATTAAATCCAAATGAAAAATATGTTACCGGTAAGTACGTACCATCAGGAGAGATAAAGAGGTTGATAAAAGCGCCTGGGGATATAACTATAGAAGGTAGGAGAGGTAACTCTATTAGGTTCGGATCTAACATGCAGGGATTTAGGACTCCTTGGACAGCTAGTAATAATAATCCTATATTTGTTATATCTAATAACCAAGCTAAAACGGCAGATGCATCAGCAAGATTTGAAAGTATAAATGATGACGGATCTACTTTAATGATGATGTCAGGACACAATGTTAGTTTTCAGCCTGCGTCTGCTAATTTTGATTCGTACAATACAACTGTTACTATACCAGAAAAAAACAATGTGGTGGTAACAGATCAACAGCCTAAAGCACAACCTCAAGAATCTTTAAAACAAGAAGATAGCAAACCAATACCAAAAGAGACTCCAGAACCTACTAAAATTCCTGTAGCAAACCCGGTTCCCGTAAGTCAACAACCTCCTACAAAATCCGATGAAGAACAATTACCTGAAAGAGAGGACTTATTAGTCATAGGCATAGATTTTGAAGATATCATCTCATCAGTAGGAACAGCAGAGACCGTAGTAGTAGATGCAAAAGCATTGACAGATAAGGGAAATAAACAGGCTCAATCCAAAACTAAAACTACATACAATAAAAAACATTTATCTAGAGCTGCTGAAATGAATAGCAGGGTATTAAACTATTTAAAAGTTTCACAAGGAACTGGATTCCTAGAAAAACTTACCAAGATATGTAACAAATATGCCATAAATCCAGCAGATATGTTAACTGTCATGGCGTTTGAAAGTGGAGGAGCTTGGCCAAAAGGAGCTCTTAAATCTGGTAGTAAAGTTATAGCTGCTGGTTTAATTCAATTTACTGATGCAAAAAAGAATAGTGTTTTTAAAAATATAAAAAGTCAACCTCAATTTTCTAGTTTAAACCAGCTATCTGATATATTAGATGTGCCTGCTATAAAAACAAAAAACGATACTTCTAAATATAATTTTGATCAATTAGATTTAGTTGATTTTTATCTATCTACTAATAAAGGAAAGTTAAGCAATCCAGTTAATGGTAAAGTTGACAAGTATGCAGTGTATGGAATTATTTTCTTCCCAGAAATAATCAACAGAGGTACAATAAGTCAACCAGACTATTATGTGTTAGGTTCTAGTTCTAAAAGTGAAACTTACCCATATTTAGTAGGGAGTTGGAACCCTGCTATAAATGAAGGTTTTCCTATAACAGTTACATCGTTTAAGAATTTTGTGGACTCTTTATTCTCAACTCGTAGATAATGGCGTTTGTAGATTTTAATAATTTTGAGAAGGACACAGTAATCCTTAATTCTGATAGAGTAATTCTTAACAGTAAGGATGATTCTGTTTTTGTATTGTCCAAAAAAACAGTCGGAGTATCAGCTGTAGAATCTGTTCATTTTAATATTGGGTTGAGAGGTTCAAAAAATGAAGATAACAAGTTTATAATAAACGCACCCAACATACAACTAGGACTCCCAGAAAATGGAGTTAATGAGCCTATAGCAAAAGCAGAATCTGTTATAGCTTTTATAACAGATATCATAGGGGCTTTAGATGCTTTTTCTGCTAGTTTATCTAAATCTAATGCTCTAGGGGTAGGGGTTTCCGGTATTCCAAATATAAATGTTGCTGCTGCTACTTTAAAAGGCAAATTAAAATTTTATAAAACAAAATATACTCAGCAGGACTCCCCAATAAGGTCAAAAGTATCTAAAACAATATAATGGCTCTAAGCACTTCAAATATAGATTCTAAAGTAAGCTCCATAACAGAAGGGGCCACTAAGAAATTAGACGACACTATAAACGTTGCCAGAGAAAAAGCCAATGCGGCTAAACAAAAAATAGATGCAGCAAAACAAAAAGTAGAAGAAGCACAAGAAAAAGTAGCAGGGATAGTAGATGATATAAACGGAGCTATTCAAGATCCTTTTGGCTTTGTCATAACGAAGACATTAAATAAAATAAACTCCTTAATTCTAAATGTAGAAAAGAAAGTAGATAAATTAATAAAGGATTCTATTAAAAAAGTAGACAGTAAAGGGAGGGTGTCTCTTGAAGGAAATAACTTAATTATAACTGTAACTAGAGCAGATTTTGAAACGGCGATGCAGATCAAAACAGCTGTAGAAACAAATATAGCACTAATAAAAAACACCTTAACTACACTTAGAACTACCATAAGTTCTCTGTCAACAATAAAAGATTCTATACAAGCTTATAAAAATATACTAGATGTACAGGAACTATTATTGTCTCTAAACCCAGTAAGCGGCCCTATTTTTACAGTTTTAAAAAAAGGCATAAAAATTATATTTTTAAAAGAGATATTAGCGGAGTATCTAAAAGTAATAGGTAGAGAGTTAGCCCAAAACAAAGAAGTTGTAACTAGACTAATAGAAAGATTCAGAAATTTACAAGTTTCCATAAAAATACAAGATGAAGCCAATAAAGGTAACTTCATAGACGAGAACACAGCTGAGGAGATACTTGCTGACGAACTGTTTGGAGTACCAGGGGAAAAAGTAGACTCTGAGGATTTTACAGATCAAAACCTAAACCAATATATTCTTAAGGTAGAAAAATACGATAGTAAGCAAATAATAGGACGTGCTTATGACAAAAGTTCTGGGATGATAAAGGCGCAAACGGCACCTAGCTACTTTTCTACCTCAGAACAGTTATTAGATGAGATAAAGGCTATTTTAAACCAAACATAAATTCCCCACTTAAATATTTATTAATATGACACAAGATGAATTAATCCTCTTTAAGGAGCTTATGAAAGAGGCTGTAAAATCGGCTGTAAAAGAAGCAATTAAGGAAGAAATGGAAACTTCTTTCAAAAAAGACTTAAAAGAAGTTAAAATGCTTTTAGCTAAGTCTATAAAAGAAGGAAGATCTATAGCAACTCAACAAGTAATTCAATCTCCTGATGAATTCAAAACAAAGCTTAGAGAAGCAGTAGGTTCCGATTTCCAAAGACAAAGGCCTGTACAGATGCCTAGAATGTCTGAAGAGGCAGCTATGCAGATGTCTACTAACGGGGCTTTACCCGATATAGATGCGCCTATACCGTTTATTAAAAAGGATTCCATAGCATGGAAAGAACTAAAAAATAGGGTAGGATAGTATGAGGAGAAGGGTAACATATACAACCACTACTTCCGACAGGAACCCTAATCGAGGGATAGGTATAAGATTACCATTCAACGATTTTAATGTATTTACTATTAATTACACCACGAAAGATCAGATAAGAAGCAACCTGACAAACTATCTTCTTACAAATAAAGGAGAAAGAGTTTTTAATCCGGAATTTGGTGCTGATTTAAGAAAGCTTCTTTTTGACCAACTTTCTGATTTTACGGATGCAAAAGATATTCTATTGAGAAATCTTGGGATTTATTTTCCTATGATAAAAGTGAATGCTTTAGATTTTTCTCCCGACTATGCTAGAAATCTTCTAAATATAAAGCTAAATTATTCAATAAATAATAATGCTGATTCTATATTAATACAAATAACGTAATGGCACAGAGAGACATAAAATACATTAACAGAGACTTTAGCAGTTTTAAAGAAGCTCTCATAGAGTATGCCAAGAACTACTTTCCTGAGGTTTATAATGATTTCACAGAAGCTACACCAGGGAATATGTTTATTGAAATGGCCTCCTATGTTGGGGACGTTTTGTCTTTTTATGTTGATAAGCAGACTCAAGAGAATCTACTCTTATATGCCCAAGATAAACAAAATTTAATATCTATGGCCTATTCTTTAGGATATAGGCCTAAAGTAGTAAGCACAGCTGTAGCAGATTTGAATGTATATCAACAAATACCTGCAATAGTAAGTTCTAACATAGCCAATCCGGATTATTCTTATTGTTTGGTAATTAACAAGGAAGCAAAGATAAAATCTTCTACAAATTCTGATACAGTGTTTGTTACACAGGATTCGGTAGATTTTAGTTTTTCCTCATCCGCAGACCCAACTGAAATCAGCGTATATCAGATAAACAATACAACCAGTCAACCTGAGTATTACCTTCTAAAGAAAAAGATAAAAGCTATAGCAGGTACTATAAAATCTCAAGATTTTACTTTTGGACAAGCTGTTAAGTTTGACACAATAGTTCTACCTGATACTAACATAATTCAGATACTTGATGTAATTGATAGTGACGGCAACAAATGGTATGAAGTTCCATATTTAGCTCAAAACACTATATTTCAAGATGTTTTAAATAATGCGTCTAATGATGCCACTTTATCTCAGTATAACGATTCTGCCCCCTATTTACTAAGACTAGTAACAGTAAATAGAAGATTTGTTTCTAGATACAATGAAAAAAATGAATTAGTGTTAGAGTTTGGATCTGGCATAGTAAGCACCGATGATGCAAGCATAATACCAAATCCTAATAATGTAGGTATAGGTAACCCAAGCTCTGTAGACAAGATGTTTACAGCTTATGACCCATCTAACTTCATTTACACCAAAGAATACGGCCTTGCCCCCAGCAACACAACATTAACAGTTAGATATATGATAGGAGGCGGTGCGCAAACAAACGTACCAGCTAACGACATATCTCAGATATATGAGATCACTACAACACCCGTATCTTTAAACCCAACAAGTTTAAATCAGGGTTTATTATCGTACATACAAAGGACTGTATCTTTCAATAATGAACTTCCTTCTTCTGGAGGAGGGGATGGAGATACTGTTGAAGATATAAGACAAAGAACAATAGCATCATTTCCTACGCAGCTAAGAAATGTAACTAAAGAGGATCATATAATAAGAGCTTTAAGTATGCCGCCTAAATATGGAAGCGTATCAAAAGCTTATATAACACAGGATTTATCTTTAAAAGAGATAGACAGTCCAACAGATTTTATAGAAGATAATCCTTTAGAATTAAGTCTGTATGTGCTTTCTTATGATGCCAACAAGAGATTGACAGAAGCATCACCGGCAGTAAAAGAAAACTTGAAGACTTATATATCTCAATATAAAATACTGACCGATGCTATAAACATTAAGAATGCTTACTACATTAACATAGGTATAAATTTTGATATTATAGTATTACCTGCTTATAACAGTAGGGAAGTTTTAAATGACTGCTTAAGTGCTTTGAGAAGTTACTTTGACATAGATAAGTGGCAAATAAACCAGCCTATCATATTATCAGAATTGTATAATGTATTGAGCTGCGGAAATATAAAAGGAGTTCAAAGTGTTGTAAAAATAGAAGTGGTAAATAAGTATGGAGTAGCTAATGGGTATTCTCAATATGGGTACGATATTAACGGAGCAACCAAAAATAATATAATATATCCAAGTCTAGACCCATCTATATTCGAAGTTAGATACCCTAATTCAGACATATATGGAAGAGTATTAACTTATTAAGAAATAAAAAATGGCAGTATATAAAATATTCGCTGAGAAAGACACAACATTATACTCTGACTATCAGACACTCAATACTGGTTTAGATCCTATATTAGAGATGACTAAGAATAATAGTCTTCTTTACGAAACACAATCCAGTGCAGCAAGATCTTTAATAAAGTTTTCAGACACAGATATGTCTGATGTAGTGACTAATTACATTGGTACAGCGTCCTTTAGCAGTAGTTTAAAAATGTATCTAGCTGATGCTACCGGCCTTCCGTCTGATTTTACAGTGCAAGTTTTTGCAGTTTCTGGAGCCTGGGATATGGGTACTGGTAAATTTGGGGACTCTCCTATCCCAACAGACGGGGCTAGTTGGAAGTATATGGGACCTAGCGGATCTTCTGCATGGCAAACAGCTAGCTTTTCCCCAGGAGTTACAGCATCTTTTACCCCTCCAAACAAAGGAGGAGGTACTTGGTATACTGGGTATGAATTTTTACAAGCATTTGGAGTATATGTAGACAAAGATATAAATGTAGATGTAACTCCTGCTGTTAGATCCATGCTGTCATCTTCAATAAGTAATCAAGGGTTTATTTTAAAATTATCAGGGTCTTTAGAATTTGATCCAAATTATGTATTTAAACTTTGTTATTTTGGAAGAGATACAAATACTATATACCCCCCTGTATTAGAATTTAAATGGGACGACTCTAGATATTCAATATCTGGATCTAGTGTATTAGGAGTATCCTCTCAAGATGTTAGAGTTTCTTTAGCAAATAATAAAGGAGAATTTAATCAATACGAAATACATAGGTTTAGATTAAACGTCAGAGATCAGTTCCCAGTTAGGACATATGCTACTTCTTCAATATACACTACACAAAAATATTTACCTTCTAGTTCTTACTATTCAATAAAAGACGTAAAAGGTGATGTTACTGTAGTTGATTTTGATAATAATTTTACAAAGATAAGTGCAGACCTACAAGGTAATTATTTTGATGTATATATGTACGGATTAGAACCTGAGAGATATTACAAAATTCTTATAAAAACAATAATAAGTGGTTCTACATTAATTTTTGATGATCAGTACTTCTTTAAAGTAACAGAATAATGGCTGAAGCAGTTGATATAAAAAGGAAGATATATGGTAAGAACACATTTACAAATGTGGTGGATGTTACTTTTAAACAACTAGTACCTCAGGATGGAAATCCAGCAGAGGAAGTTACAACGGGAGCTAGTACTGTTATTCAATTTTTTAATGACTATGATACTCTTTTTTACAATATACCCGCTAGTGGGTCAGAAAATTCTCATTTAGAAATTGTAAAAAGAAGTGGAGAGTATATAGGCATAGATTTTGAAAATTTACAAGAAGAGATAATAAATATAAGACAGGAGAATGTATCTTTAAAAAATCAACTATTGACTTTAACAACGATTAATAAATAATGATAGTTTCCGTACAAAAGATAAATGAAAGTTTAGCTAAATATGATACTATAGATAGCTCTCTAATAGCATCTAGAGACTACATAAGACAGTTTTGACTGCCTGAAGATTATGTAGAATATCATGTTTATACAAAAGGAAACTCTCTATTATTTTCTGAATATAACTATACTGGGTATAGAATTCCCGGTACCTTACAAGGAGGTACGGAAACTTATACAGAAGAGTTACAGTTCTTTCCTGAGGCAGTAATTGAAAATCTTGGCTTTACTTACGGCACTTATATAGTACAATTTAATGTATTTAGAAAGAAGGTAGTAAATATAAACCAGAAGTCTTTCTTTATAAAAGAGATATCTAACGACAGAAAAGAACTTAGAATATCCACAAATGATTTTTCAGATTTAACTGTAGAAGAGGGAGTTGTAAACTTTCTTTATGAAATACAGAACTCACAATATTTTAAAGATTTCTTATTAAATTTTGGAGACAATAATTTTGTAAATGCAGTAAATATTGCCTTAGACAAAAATACTGATCCGTATTCTATACTGGTAAAATTATATCAACCACTTCCTATAGAGTTTGGTCTAAAATCTTCTTTTTGGTTCGTAGAGGAATTATCAGAAGCTATTTCTTATGAAGTTGAAGTAGCTCCTACTCCTATACAAGAAGTAATTCCTTTTTTAAAATCAGCTAATTTTGATATAGAAGTAGATCAAAGTTCTATAAAACCTTCTGAGTACATAAATACACAAGATTTATTATCAAACCAATCTACAACAGCCTACAGAGAGTTATTAAATGCTATAAATAAGAAAGGAATTGATATAAATGTAGATTATAGCGATTACAATAACTTCATACATTTTTCATCAGCTAAGGAAAGACTTCTAAATTTTAGATATAAAGTACAGTTAATAGAGTCTTACCAGACTGATATAGCTTCTATACAAGCTACTACTAATTTTAATACATCTTTTAACTCTAGTGCAAGCATTCAATCTTTACAGTTAAAAGTAGACAACATAATAAAAAACTTTGACGGCTATGAAAATTATTTATATTACGCCTCAGAGTCAAGTTCTTGGCCTAAATCAGGCTCAGTAAAACCATACCCTTTATATAATTCAGTATCTTCTGAAGTTGTAAATTGGTTAGGAAGTGATGACGATTCTTCTAACTTGTATGGAGGACAACTATACACAGCATCAGCCTATGATTTAGAAAATCAGAATAATTTAATATATACCATACCAGAATACATAAGTATAGATCCTGTTAATGACGGGTATTCTTTGTTTTTAAATATGGTAGGACAACATTTTGATAATATATGGCTATTTGAAAAAGCTATAACAGATCAATGGAAGAGCAATAATAATTTATATAAAGGGATATCAAAAGATTTAGTCTATTACGCATTATCTTCTTTAGGTGTAAAACTATACAATTCAAAAAGCAACGAAAATATATTTGAGTATTTAATAGGAAGTTCTGTATCTGGAAGTTTTATGCCCACAGGGTCTTCTTTAAATACTATAGTAAGT